AACTCACTATTACCTATGTAATCTTTTCTATCTTTTAAATCATTTTCCTTCCATCTTTCCTCTGTTATAGATTTAGTCTCTATATTGTTGCCGTCTTGATCTTGTATAGGTACGCCTGACCCATCTTGTAGAGGTGTTTCGCTAGGATTGCTAGTTAGTTTCGTTGGCATTATTATGTGCTTAACGCCTTGATTATCAACCCAATATATGTTAACGTAGTTAACGTAGTCTTGAGGTATAACAACACTTAAGCTATTTGGTATAGTTAATTCTTGAGACTTTACGCTATTGAAAGTGTCGTAACTAAGTTCTTGAACAGCTCTTTTAGCATGGAATACTATATCCGTCCTATTAACACTTGTTATAAGTTTACCATCGCCTACGTATGCTACTATAAAATTATTTACTATGTCATTTAATTTTACAAAAGAATAAGAGCCGTAGTTGTCTTCGACTGCACGGCCAAAAGCTCTATCGTTGAAGTTAGATCCGTAGTTGCCTCCGTTCTTAGTTTTTAGCTGTACTACTATAAAAGAGTTTAAAGCTGGAGCAATGTCAAAGACTATAGTGTTATCGCTAACGGAATAACCTGAAACTACTTCAGTCCAGTCTCCTGGTAAACCAGTAGTGCTAGTGTATAACTTAAAGTTGTTATTAGCGTATTTAGCACTGTTTGGGTCAGAGCTGTACCATTTTATATCAGTATTGAAAGTTGTTTTAAAGGAAGTTAAAGATCCGTCTCCCCTGAAACTTTGAGCACCTTCGTAATACTGTCTGTTATTTTCTTTTATTAATGACATTTACTAGCTTTTTTGGTTTATTTCGTTTTTCTGTACTTCAGAAGCCGCCGCTTGAATTATTTGAGGATCTCTAACTATTATACCAGAATATAAAAGTATTTTTAAAATAACATTAACTTGCTCTGATGGATGTAGCTCTATCTGTGTAGAAACATCAGCGTCACCATCATATACATATTGACCAAGGCTACCAACACTGTAACCCCAAACAACATTTTTAGGTTTTCTAATAAAATCAGCGACTACATTATTTGTTATAGTTGAAGGACTAACTTTTATTGTTTTTCTATTTGTATTAGTCTCGTTTTCGTAAACATAAGTAGGGAAGTTTCTAGAAGATCTAGTTAAATCTGATCTTTGGTTTTCGTAAAACTGTTTAGAGGTTAACCTTTCTACCTCAACACTATCTCCTATATCAGGATCATTGTAAGTTACAACACCTAACTTGTAAACAGCTGTTCCATTTGTAGAGACTCCATTATAAGAAACAGGTAGTTTAAAAACCCCATCACCTAAATAATCGCAATCACCTCTAACCTTGAAAACAGCTATCTTCTCATCAACATCTAAAACTCTGTCAGCGTACTCTCTACTTGTTTGACCAACTTTAATTTGCTGGTTTAGATCATCAAAATAACGCTCAAATATATCTAATTGAACCTGAGTAGCTACTTTATTGAACTCATCAGGTGTCATATAACCACGCTGTTCTTTGTTTAATATTAATAAAACCGTCTTATATACAGTATCGACATTTATAGCCATAATTTTCCTTGTTTTTTATTAAGAAGAAAAATTAGTGAAAACTAGTCTTGATTTTGCTTTTTCTAATTTATCTGTCTTTTCTATTAATAGTCTTTGTAGTAAACCTGGGTTTGTTTTTTCTCTATTAGCAAGTATCGCATAAACAATACAAGAGTATAAAGCCTCTTCTGCTAACTTAGGAATAGCTGCTGATTCATCCGTAGTCAAAGCGTTTGATAAGTACTTAACTTTAAACCAATTGTCACCAACATTACCACCGTTTAATATGATTTGCTTATTTGCATAATCAATAAAATATTCTTCTGGAGCAGGAGGATTTACAGATGACTCAGTAAATTCTACGTTATTAGCTTGCACTGTTACCATAGCTACGTAATCTTTTGGTAAAGGATATGGAGATGTAGCTGTAGGCTCTTCTATTAAAAATTGACCTTTCAATGTTTCATAAGAAAACTCTTGGAGAGATCTTCTAGCGTGAAATACAACTTCGGTTCTTTTAGAATCAGGTATCAATTTACCAGGTCCAGTGTATGAAATTATAAAGTTATTTATTATATCATTTAGAGATATAAAAGCGTTTGTTATACTTGTATCTGCCATTTTTTATTATTTTTGCCCGTCAGCGTTAATTTGTTGTTCTTTTTGCGAAGCTATAGATAAAGATAATTGATCTTTAGTCATAACACCCGCATAACCTAACACCTTGTCTATCAATAATGGTTGATCTGATTGGTGTAACTCGAAATCAACAGAACTTATACTATTGTACACATAGTTGCCTAGATTTGGATCTATAGTAAAACCCCACTTAGGATCGCTAGGGTACTTAAGATAATTTACATCAATATCTCCTGTAACTGTAGTTGGATATATAGTCACTACTTTGTTCTCGTATATATACACTGGATAATACTCTGTTGGAGCAGTCAGTGGTGATTGATTGGTTGTATATAGCTCGTGTTTTTGTATTCTTTGAACCTCTCTGTTTTTGTAAACAACAGACCCAAGCTCTTGAACCTGAGTAGGTAGTGTTGCTTTACCACTTGTTAAAGCTATGGATTCCTCTCTTTTAAATAAAGATATTTTTTCATCTAACAAAGCCATTCTATCAGCATAAGCTAAAGAAGTTTGTGCCATTCTTAACAATTGATTCAACTCGTCAAAGTACTGAGTAAAAATTTCTTGCTGTGCCTGAGCAGCTATCTTGTTAAATTCAGTAGGTGTTAAAACACCTCTTTTTTCCTGCTCTAGGATAACTAGAACGCTCTTGTAGACTGAGTCTATGTTAATTGCCATTTTTTTGTTTTTAAAATAGCCGGTAACAATTTTTGCCACCAGCTATAATTAATATTACTTGTTTTTATAAATTTTTCTCTATAGATCTATAAATTTCAACACCTTCATCTGTTTTTAAGAAGGCTGCAAATGCAGAGTAAGGGTTTTCATCAAAAGGTACATTCATTAATTTTCTACCATTTGATCCCCATGAAAAAGTTCTTTGATCTTGAGATAGTTTAATTATTCCAGCTTCAGCCGCTTTAACAGCAAAGTTTCTTAATTGTACATTTTCATCATTCGCTAACTCTAAGAACATACTAGGATTATTCCTAGCGAATAATAATAAATCTCTTTTAATCTCCTTAGAGCTCATAGAATTAACTGAGGAACCGTGTTCTACTCTCATTATTGCTTCAGCGTGGTCTATATCTATCGATCTTGCCGCTGTCATAGCATCTATTTGTAAGTCTAATATATCTAATTCATCTTCAGCAACTTCAACAGGACTAAACTCTGCGTATATTCTGTTTTTTAGTGGATGATATAGAGATAATAACTTTTGTAAGTTTTGTTTTTCTTTAGGTACCATTAATGTACCATTGCTAAAAATTATGTGACCTAATGTAGCTTCTCCTTCTTGTTCTTTTTTAAATGGAGATGACTGGTTAGTCGCATATCTAATTTCTTTTTGTTCACCAGACTCTTTATCAAAATACAATAAAGCATGCTTTGATGTATGTCTAGATGGTATTGTATATGTTAATGGGCTAATGCCTCTAGTTAAAATATATGTTCTATCTTTTATTTCCCAAGATGGTTTCACTTGTTGTTTTTGAACTGTTTTGTTTTCTTGAACAGTTGGTTTCTGAGGAGCAACCTCAGCTTTTTTTGCTGTAGCTTGTTTAGCCATAATATAATAAAATTTAATAGTTTAATAAGGGTAATATTTACCCCCGTCAGTTCAACGAGGGTAAGTATTACATGTGAGTTATACTCCTTGGAATAATACAAAGTTGTTAGCACCTTGTACACATAAACATCTTTCAGATAAGAAGTTTACTTCCATTGCATCTAAGTCAGAAGTGAAAGCTCCACCAGCAGAACCAGTTAACCAAGTTTTCATTCTTCTATCATCAGCTTGAGAAGCTCTATATCTTACGTGTAAGAAAGGACGTCTGATGTTAGTTCCTAAGATTTGGTCATAAACTGTAGAAGTTCCAGCAGGAATTAATACACCTTCAACACTTGCAACAGCTCCTTGAATTGCTCCACGAGTAGATGCGTCGTTTAAGTATTTCCAGTCAGTCTTGTAGAAGTCGTAAGAACCTCTTCTGAATCCTGAGAATCCTAAGTTTAATGCCATATCTTCTGAATTTTCAAATAATCCATAAGCAGTACCTCCGTTGTTTCCAGAAGAGATGTCAGATAGCATGTCATCAAAATCTAAAGCAGTTTGTCTGTTTAAGAATAACATGTTCTCTTCAATAGCTCCTTGAGTATCTAAGTTTTTCAAGATCTCATCAAAAGCAGCTAATCCAGTTGCAGCAGTAAAACCAACATTTACATTACCTCTATCTTTGATAGCAGCAAATAAACCTTGAGTACCTTTTACTCCAGCAGCTTCAGCTCCAGAAGAAGCAGCAGCTTTTTCACCTTCAACTACAGACATTTCCAAGTAGTCTTCAAAACGTAATCTAGTTTCAGACTCAGCTTTTAAATACCATAAATATCCAGAAGCACCATCTTCAGTAGCTACTTCAACCCATCCAATCTGAGCCATATCAGATCCAGAAACTACATATTTATTTCTGATAATGATAGGAGAGTTAGAGTGTTGAGTAAAAGAAGGAGTGATAGATTTGTAACCGTTTACATCAGTAGCTCCAGTAGAGTTAGCAATGCTAGATCCTTTTCCATATTCAGAACCGTATACAAAGATTTTTAATCCTGTAGCAGCTAAAGCACCAGTGTTAGCAGCAGTATAAGGAGCAACCTCGATAGTAGCAGTAGAACCAGTCTGAGAAGATTCAGTTACTAAAGCTTTTAATTCTAGACCAGCTGGATCTAAGATCACAACAGTTTGGTTTTTAGAAATTACGTTTTCTACAAATGCATCTCCAGAACCACCAACCGTAAAAGTTAAAGTGTTAGTTCCGTCGTTAGCTACATCGTTGTAAGCAACGTGTAATCTGTTTTGTTCAGACCAAATTACTTGATCAGAAGTCATTGGCATCTCAGCACCAACCATACGTAAGAATCCAGATAAAGTTCTGTTTCCATAACGCTCTACTTCTTGTTCGTAGATCTCTGGTAAATACTGTTGTGCGAATGTGTTTGAATCTCCAGCTCCTGAACCACCGTTAAATGATAAGAAGTTAGATTCTAAAATTTGTTGTTTTTGACTCGGTTTAATTGAACCGAAAGCAGGACTTAAAGCCATAATTTAAAGTTTTTTAGTTAAATTTTTTTGTTTTTATCTTTAGTTTTGAAGAGTCAAGACCGCTAATTGCTTTTACTTTTAAACCGTTAATAAATACATTACCGCTAGCGTTTTGCCTAGGTTCAGTACTTATGTTTTTTGATTTAGCCACAACGTCTTTTACTGCGTCAGCTTTACCTTGCTCATAAAAATGTTGTGCTATCGTGTCAGCATTTCGCGCTGCATACAAAGCTTTGTGGTAACCTTTAGCGTCTTCAATACTTCCGTCTTTACCAAGGAACTTCCCTATAAAATTAGAAATATCAGATTGAGCTTCAGCTACGCTTTTAGCGTTTTTTATACCGTATCTAAACTTCTTTTCTCCGACATTGAAATCAAAACCTTTGAAATTGTCGTTTAATAAATTGTTAGTTTGTTGTACAAATTTGCTGTGCTTTTGTTTAGCAGCTTCTTGATCTTCTTTATATCGGTTAAAAAAGTCCATAGCTTTTTGTTGGTCCTGAGTTACGCCGGGTCTCAACTTGATTTCGTCGTAGTATTTACTCTTGGTTTCCTCTAAAAAGTTTCTAGCTTTTGCAACCTCTTCTTTATACGCTATTTTTGTTTTACGTATATCTCTTTCATCATCTAATTCTTCGTCATACGAAAAATCTTCCATGATTATATTTATATCCTCACTATCTAAGTGTGGTTTTGTTTTTTTGTAATACTCTCTCAATAAAGTATTGTTATCTATGTTAGAGTAATCGGTGTTTAATCTAACGTAATCATTTATGTTTCCACCTGTTTCTTCCATAAAGGCAACTAACTTCTCTATGTTTTCAGGTAGTTTAGCACCTGTTTTTTCGTTGTTAGTTAAAGCGTTGTCAAATTGTTCTTCTAAGTTTTCGACGTCTTCTTTTATTTCATCTTCAATTATTTCTTGTATAACGTTTAAAGATTCTTCAGAAGAACTGTCTTCTATAACTTCTTCTGTAACATTTTCGCTTGTTGTTTGGTTTTCGGTTAAATCAACTTTAACAACGTCTGGGATAATTTCTCCTTGAGATTCTGTGTCTATCTTTGGTATATCTACCTTAGTAACACTGTTTTCTTGACCTAAGTTTTTAGGTTTTTTAGGTTTAGACTTTATTTTAAAGTCTCCTTCTTGTTTCACTTCTGACATAATATAATATAATTAAATAATTTGTTTTTTTATCTTGGCTCAAAAGACCCTAAACCAAAACTACCTAGAACATCATTACCTGATGATTCAAAATTCTTTGGTAAAGAGTCAGTTTGTCTTTGGTTTATCAACTCTGACTGCTGAGTGGCTTGTATTTTTGTTCTTTCGTCTTTTCTATCTTCAATACTATCCAGCTTATTTTTCTCAGCCTCAGCTTTTATTTTAGCTAGCTGCATTTGATAATTAAACTCTTCAGCCATAAGTTGTTTTTTAATCTCAGCTTCTTGTTGCATTTGTTGTATCTTGAACTGAGATTTACCTTGCTCTATTTGTAACTCTGTTTGAGCTAAGGCTTGTTGTTTTTGAAGTTCTGCTAAAGCAGCTTTTTCAGCATTCTCAGCATTTGCTTGAGCTTGAGCCTGTATATTTGCTTGTTGAGCCTGTTGTGCTTCTTTTTGTTTTCTTTTCTTTTTCTGCTTCAATAGTTGATTAGCTAATTTAAGATTAGATATGTTTCTCAAATCTATAGCGTCATCTAAATCTATACCACCACTTTGAAGTGCTATCTGTATGTTTTGCTCTAAAGATTGTTTGTCTTCCTCTTCAGGTTCTAGTTCTAAAAATATACCAAACTCGTGCATGTTTAAAAACTTCATCTGCTCTAAAGTATTAGCATTAGAAAAACTAATAGCGTTCATAAGAGCATTTTTAGTTAAAGGGAAGTTTAACATATCAGCAACCCTTAGACTTATATTCTCACATGTTCTAACAGTTATGTACATTAAAGACTGTAATATGTGTTTTGTAGCAACGTTAGAGTTTGCCGCTGCTAGTTTTTGCAAACCTACTAGAGAGTCTTTAGATGGCATACTACCATCTCTTGCTTCGTTTAAACCTGTAACATCT